GCAGAGGAATCCAGACCAGCAGGGTCAGAATCTTGTGCGCCGAATGCAGAGTCACCGGAGAATCCAGTCAGTGCTTCGTCGAAAAGTGCTTCGCGACCATCAGTAGCGCCACCACGACCAGTCTTGTAGCGAGACTTCATAGCGAAGATCAGGCCAGTAGGACCAGTCATTGGCTGTACACCACATACGTCGTATGCGATCAGGTTAGGCATTGCACGGCGAACCAGAGAAATCAGTACTGGGTCAAATTTATCGACATTACCAGTCTCTGTGCCATACTCGTTGATCATGCCAAAAGAACCTTGCATAGCTTCTTCACGCATAGCCTTTTCTTGGTTTTCAAGGATTGCCGCAGTTACTTGCTTGCGGTAATGATCGGAAATAGGACCAGCAGTTTCTTCGTTCAGTACTGGTGCCCACTTTTGTACGAGTTTATCGTAAGATACAGTAGGAGTCATTTCTTATACACCTTCTTTCTTATTATTGTTTTGCGGTTCTTTTGATTGCGGAGATGTAACGGGACATAGTATCGGAAACTTCTTCCTCTTCTACAGTCTCATCAATTTCTTCACCGACAACCTGTGGAGTTTTCTTAGTGAAGTACGATTCCTTGATAGTAGATACCTTCTGAGCGAAAGTTTCTTCATCTTCGAAATCAATATCTTCAGCAAGGGATTTCAACTTCTCTACCTGTGTTTCAGCGAGATCACGGGAATGTTCACGGATGATAGCATCACGCTTCAGTTCTTCCAGTTCACCGTTCATACGGATAGATTGTTCTGTGGTTTCATTGAGTTTTTCTTCAAGTTCACGAACCTGAGTTCCCAACTCATCAACCAAATCAACTTTAGACTCTGGTACGTCTACATAAGACTCAGTGAACAGGTTCTTTAAACCGTTCATGAAGTCTTCTGCAAGTTCAGTGCGGAGACCATGCTCGATAGCAAGCTTGTTCTCTTCCATAAACTTTTCTACAACGTAGTTCAGATATCCGTCGATTTGCTCTACCATTTCCTCACGGGTGGTTTTGAGTTCTTCGTCAAATTCTTCTTGAAGTTCAGATTCAATGCGTGCAACTTCTTCAGAAACCTTAGACTTAACAGCAGCTTCCATAATGACAGCAGCCTTGTCTTTGAATGTTTCGGAAAGAGTTGCTTCGGATTCTACAAGAGCATTCATGTCAGCAGTTACATCAACGGAAACCGCTGCTGCTTTTTCATGAATTTCTGGTGTAGCATCTTCTGCATCTACATCTTCTTTCATACCATGAGCCATGGCATTCATCATTTTGTTATAAGAAGCCATAAGATCGGACTTCTTCATAGCATTCATTTTGCCATACATCGCATTGATCATACCAGCCTTAGTTTTAGGCATTGGTTCAGCTGCTACAGCTGCTCCACCCGGAACTTTAGCTTGGGATGGTGCGGATGCTTTGATCTTAGCAGCATCGTCAGCAGCAGCCTTTGCACCATCTACTTCAGGTGCAGCAGCTTTACCTTTAGCTGCAGGTGCCATTGCCTCAGATACTTCATCATCTGCTTCTGCTTCAGATTCTTGAGCTTCTTCCTCAATAACCTCTTCAACAGATTCAATGTCTTCATACATTTCTTGTTCGGACATGTTTATCTCCTATTAAAGATTAATCTTAGAGAGGAAATTTTTAAACTCCCGAATCTCAACCGCACTGCGATCAGACTTAGAAGCATTCTTAATTTCAGTCTCAATTCTTTCAAGTTCTTGCGCTTCTAGAACACCGTTGTTCCAAATCCACTCCACACCTTCCATAATCCCATCAACGAAAGCTGACGGTGCAGAAGGGTCTTGTACGATGTCTACAGTGTTAAGAACAAAGTCTTTACCGACCATGTTCACACCGTTTCTTTGCTCAAGAGTTCCCATACCACGAGTTGAAACACCTAGCTTAACTCCACCATCTAAGAGACCTTTCACAATCTTACCATTTGGTGTGTCAAGAATAAGTGCCTTTCCCATCACGTCATTACCGTTCCACTTGAGTTCGGTAATTCGATGAGAAACTTTATCTAAGTTAATGATAGGTCCAGCAGGGTGATTCAGTTCACCTACTGCCCGCTGTGTGCTTACCTGCTCATTAACATATTTAGATACCGCTGATTCCAAAATTTCTTTTGGATAAATTCTACCATTTCTGTTCTTTTGTTCTGCTTGGGCAAAAATGCCTTCGATTACATAATTTTTACTACCGTCTTCTTTTGCTTCAACGATATATTCAACATTTTCTGTATGTTCTGTAATCAATTTCATTTGAAGTATCCACCCATGCCTTGTCTTTTGCCGAATAACTTAGAAGGGCTTGCTCCAGTAAGTTTACCCTTACTCATCATCTGACCAAAATTTCGGGCAGACTTCATAGCCTCCCGTTCGTTGTCTTCTGTATCTACAGTCTGGTTATCAAACATGATATGAAACTTATTATCTTTCTTTGTAACCATAACTTCACCACCTTTGGTATCCAAGACCTTTACGATCTTGTGGCCCTTTGGTGCGATATTAAGACTAAATTCTTTAAATGTCTTCATCTTCTGCTTCTGCTTCCGATTCTAATTCTTCTGTTTCTGAGGACAATTCTACTTCATCTTCAGACGCAAGTTCATCATCAGTAACATTATTAAAAACTTGATTAGCAACACGAACTTTCTCATCGTCTAAACGAGAAGAGAGTTTGTCGTTAAGCAATTCAGTAAACTGCTTTTCTGCTTCAACAAAGTTTTTAGTAGTAACATTATTTAAAAAGTCAACAATTTCAGTCATTTATTTTATCCCAGTAAAAAAATTCAATAATATTTATAATAATTTAAACTTCAGGTTCAGGTTCTTCAATTTCACCAGATTTCTTTTCTTTATCAATCTGATCCGCCATTGTTTTAATGTCATCGTCTGATAACATTAATACGTTCTTTTGTGTCCATTCTTTGGAGTAAAAACTCCCAAGATATGGTTCCATCTCTCTTAACATGTTCAAACGTTCTCTAAGAATCTCAGAATTTTTAAGTTCTGTGAAGTAGTTGTCTGTGATAAAGTCAATAACAATATTATTCTTCCACCCACTCCAATCTTCCTCAGTAATAACACCTTTGAGCATCAATTGTTTTTTGAGGATGTTTGTAAATAGTTCAGAAAATCTGACTCTAAGTCTTTCAATAAACTTTTGGAACTTAAATTCATCTCTAGTAATTTCTGAACTTCTACCAAGTAATCCGCCGGGTTGTTCTTCAGGGTTAATACGTCCGACAGGAACATTCAAAGACTTATATACTTTCTTTTGAAAATAAATAATATCATCAATCTCACCTAAGTTCTGACCACCGGGAAGTGTAGAAATCTCAGTGCCTCTACCACCTTCACGTCTCGGTAACCAAAAGTCTTCAAGCATTGACATATGCTTAGAATCGTTTTTTAAATCCCCTGTATTTGCATCATAAACAAGTTTATTTCTATATCGTGCCATAATATCTTTGAGGTATTGTTCTGCTTTACCTCTAGGTAAGTTACCCACATCAATGTAAAAGATACGTCTTTCAGGCGCACGGGAAAGTCTGTAGATGACCAATGCATCTTCCATCATGCGCAATTGGTTAATAGGTTTCATTGCTTTGTGAAGGTAAGATACTACTTTCTTTTTGTCTGCATCTAACAAACCACTTGTAACGTAACTTACAGAGTCTGGTGATAACTTAACAGCAGAAGTTGCTTTTGAACCACCACTTGTCTGAATACTATGTGTTGCTGCTTTATCTTCACTATAGATGTAGTATTCATCTACCTTTTTAACAATATTCGCACCAGTAATAGGGTCTTTTTCTTTCTTAACTTCTTTTACTTTACGAATCTTAGTAGCATCAATAGGTCTAACTTCTTTAATGCCTGTTTGTGGACTCTTGGGGTCTACTACTAAATGGTGATAAATTCTTCCATCAACATAATACCTACGGAAAATATCATGACCATGATTTTTAAAGTCGAGCATCACAATAATATTTTCAAACTCTTCTTTAATCTGTTTTTTAATAGAATCAGAAGTTTCTACATTATCTAAGTTAATATCAACAATCTCATCCTCTCCAGAGATTGCTTCATTTATAATGTCTTCAATAGCAGCATCTACTTCAGGATGTTCTGCTAAGTTTCTATATTTTTTAATTAAGTCTTTATCGTCTTTTGCTTGTTCACCACTAAGGTCTACATAAGAACCATAGTAACTACCTGATGCTGTAACATATCCAGCACCATCATCATCTAATGGTGGTACAATAGAAGGTAACTGTTCTTTGTCTTTTTTAGCAGTCGCTCTTTTAATCTCAAAACCAAAGACTTTTAAACTGTTGGTATCTTCCGCCAAAATACTTTCTCCGAATAAAAATAATGGGGGACAGTGGATTCTATCCCCCATCCATTATTTATAGCTGTATTAGCTAGTTGTGTCAGATTCCCAGTACTGAACTTGGAACGTAACACTGAACTCTTCAATCGCAGCTGCAGGATCGTATGCCAGATCGATAGGATCAATGTTAGTTGGGAAACAACCTCTAAAGTTGTAGGTCTTGAGAGTAGAACCATCTCTGTCAAGCTGCTCTACAACTAAGTCTGCTTGATAATCAATAGGATTATTCAGACCAGTGTTTGCAGAGTGAGCATTGATTCCATTCATCCAACGTTCCATAGCATTACGGACATTGAAGTCAGTATCGTTGATAATCGTTGGCGTCCATACGTCGAACGTGCGATCACCAGCAATTTTAAGTTCACGTCCACGGAACGGAACAATGATTTCTGACATAATGGAACCGGGCAACTGTGCTGCCCGACACATAAATGATGTGAGTTCTACATCTCCATTTGCATAACCCGGAAAGTTGATCGTTGCTTTGAATAGATTAGGTCTAGCACCGCCACCTTTCAGTTTTGCTTTGAAGTCATCAACTCCAAGAATAGCCATCTTTTATATCTCCTTAGTTAAGCGGTTTAGAATGACAGACCGACTACTTCTTCAAAGTCTACGCCAGTTCTAGTAGCAACAAAGTTAAGAGTAACAAAGTTGATAGAACGTGCAGGCTTAATGAAGATAGTAGCAATGAATTCATTTCGATCAATGATTTCAGGTGTGTTGTTTGTTTCATCACAAACTACTCTGAAGTCAGTGATACCACGGCGACCCTTTACTTCTCTCAGGAAAGGTTCTACAATGTTGACAAATTCTGCTCTAGTAAATTCATCGTTGAATTCAAACAGGACAGAACGTGCAGCACGAGAAACTGCTCTTTCAAGAGAAAGGAACAAGCGGCGAACATTGATT